AGTGGACTTTCGCTCGTACGGATCTTAGGCAATATCCGATCTTGAAACCGTGACCCACAGTGACGGCCAGGAGCCGCCCGGAGGCCGCCATGCCAGTCATGCCCAAGCGCAACCCAGCGCGCCGGAACAAGAGCACGACCCGCGCCACCCTGACCGCGGTCCACGACATCAAGGCGCCGCCACTGCCCGACGACCGGGAGTGGCATCCTCAGACTCTTGCCTGGTGGGCGGATGTCTGGGCGTCACCGATGGCGCCGGAGTACGAGGATTCGGATCGGCACGGCCTGTTCGTGTTGGCCGTCCTCATCGACGGCTTCTGGCTACACCCCCACTGGACCGCCGCGGCTGAGATCCGGCTTCAGCGCCAGTGTTTCGGTCTGACTCCGATCGACCGGCGTCGTCTCCAGTGGGAGATCGAGAAGGTTGACCTGGCGCAGGAGCGCGGCGCCGCGCGCCGGGCGTCGTCAAGGCCGGCGAAAGCCGCCGCCAAGGGCGAGGATCCGTTTGCGGCGCTGCGCGCCGTGTGAGCACGTTCGTCATCCCGCCGCTGGACGAGGAGCCGTGGCCAACTCTCGGCCCGCAGGTGCGGCAACTCATCGTGGACTGTGCGATCCACGGCCCGGGCGACCTTCGGGGTCAGAAGCCGGTCATCGACGCTGAGAAAGCGGCGCTGATCGACCGGATCTATCAGGTCTACCCGCGCGATCATCCGCGGGCGGGTCGGCGCCGCTTCAAGCGGGTCGCGATCTCGCTGCGGAAGGGCAGCGCGAAGACCGAGTTGGCCGCGTGGGTGATGTTCGGGGAGCTCCACCCCGAGGGGCCGGTCCGCACGGATGGCTGGCGCAAGCAGGGCAAGCTCTACGTGCCCGTTGGCCGGCCCGTGACCGACCCGTACATCCCGATGATTGCCTACACGGAGAGGCAAACGGAGGAGTTGGCGTACGGCGCCCTGCTCTGTATGTGCTCCGAGGGCCCCGACGCGGACTTGTTCGACTCCGGCAAGGACCGGATCACCCGCGCGTACGGCGACGGGAAGGCCGAGGCGCTCGCGACGGCGCCGGACAGCGCGGACGGTGCCCGCACGACGTGCCAGCACTTCGATGAGCCGCTGGCGCTGGACACGCCAGTCCCTACGCCATCCGGTTGGACAACGTTGGGTGCGCTGGCGGTCGGTGACCTCGTTTTCGGGCTGAACGGCCGCCCGGCGCGCGTCCTCGGCATGTCACCAACCCGTCTTGGTCGGCAGTGCTACCGGGTCACGTTCGCCAATGGCACGTCGGTCGTCACCGACGCCGATCACCGCTGGTCAGTGGTCGACCGACGCGCGGCGCGAAAGGGCCGCCAGGCGGCGACCACGGAGCAGATGTCCGCAGAAATACGCGTTGCGGGATGGGCCGGACGACCGACGTACCGCTGGGCGGTCCCATTGGCCGCCCCGCTGGAGTCGCCTGACGTCGAATTGCCCGTTGAGCCCTACGCGCTGGGTGTGTGGCTCGGAGACGGTGACGCGCGGAATGCCACTGTTTCGCAGTCGACCGAGGATGTTGACGAACTAGCGGCGCTGTTGTCGGCGCGAGGCTTCCAGCCTTCACGGTGCACTACGCCGAAAGGCCGCTGTGCCCTGCTTTACGTCAGAGGACTGCGTGCGCCATTACGCAAGACGGGGCTGCTGGGCAACAAGCACATTCCCGTGGTCTACTTCCGGGCCTCTTTTGTGCAGCGGTTGGACTTGCTCCGAGGGCTCATGGATACCGATGGCCACGTAACCCCGGCTGGGTGGTGCGCCTTCGTCACCGGTGCGCAAGCGCTAGCACTTCAGGTCGCCGAACTGGCACGAACGCTGGGCTATCGCCCCACGGTCAAGAGTGCAACCGACCCGCGATCTCGCGAAGGCGTGACGTGGAAGGTGAGTTTCCAGGCGTCGCCCGATCATGCCCCATTCTTGCTCGCCCGCAAGGTGGCCCGCTGCGTCGGCACGAAGCGCGCGACCAGGCAAGGCTTCAACTCGGTCGTGTCGATTGAGGTCGTCGGGTCCGTCCCGGTCCGGTGCATTGGCGTCGACAGTGAAGACCATCTGTTTCTCGTCGGCGAAGGTCTGATCCCCACGCACAACACCCACCGCATGACTCTGCCGAGGCAAAAAGAGGCCCGGCAGACAATGAAGATGAACATCCCGAAGCGCGTGATCGCCGACGCTTGGGAGTTCGAGACGACGACGACCTATGCCGAGGGTGAGGGGTCGGTCGCGCAGGACACCCACGACTACGCGGAGATGATTGCGAAGGGCAAGACGAAGGACGCAACCCTGTTCTTCTTCCACCGCGAGGCTCCAGTCCGCGATGATGAGGACCTGGAGGATCCGGCCCAAATCCGCGAGGCGATCCGTATCGCGTCGGGCCCGGCGCTGGCGAAGTGGGTCGACTTCGAGGGTCAGGTTGACTCAATCGCGAACCTGTACATGCAACCGGACACGGACCGCGCCTACTGGGAGCGCGTCTGGCTCAATCGGCGAGTCTCAGCGTCGCGGCAGGCGTTTGATCCGATCCGGTGGAGCAAGTTGTTGGCCAAGCGCGATGTTCGGATCCCGGAGCGGGAGCCGATCACGGTCGGGTTCGACGGCGCCCGGTGGCGTGACGCGGCCGGGTTCATCGCGACGCACATCGAGACCGGCTTCCAGTGGCCGCTGGCCTTCTGGGAGAAGCCGGAGAACATGCCGAAGTCGCCCGAAGGTGGCGAGCGGCTGTGGGAAGTCACGGACGAGCAGGTGGACGGCGCTCTCGGGGACGCGATGGACCGCTACCAGGTGGTGCTGGTATATGCCGACCCGCCGCGGTTTGAGGCGAACGTGGCGAAGTGGTCTGGCAAGTACGGTGAAAAGCGGGTCGCGGAGTGGTACACGAACCGCGGCCGCCAGATCGGCCAGGCGATGCGCGCCTACCGCACCGCGCAGACGTCGGGCGCGCTGTCGCACTCGGGTGACGCGACGCTCGGCCGGCACATCGCGAACGCTCGCAGGGCCGACCTGAACCAACTCGACGACGACGACACTCCATTGTGGACCATCTACAAGCCACGCCCGGACTCGCCGCTCTACATCGACCTCGCCATGGCTGGCTGCCTCTCCTGGCAGGCACGCTTGGATGCCCTGACCAAGGGTGGATGGCAGAAGAAAGCCCGACGCAAACTCATTGTGATGTCCTGAGGGGAGTCCCGTGCCACTCCCCTCGACTCCTGGCGAATGGGTGCAGCGCCTGTCCATCCTCCATGACAGCGAGCGCCCCAGACTTGTGGAGCTGAACAACGAGTACGAACTCTGCACGACGATGCGCTACATGCATCCGGAGGTGCAGCGGGAGATTGGCGACCGGCTCCAACAGGTCGTGATCGCGTGGGCCCAGCTCGTGGTCGACTCGGTCGAGGAGCGTCTCGATGTCGAGGGGTTCCGCCTGCCGGACGAGGACAAGGCCGACGATGACATGTGGCGAGTGTGGCAGGCCAACAACTGCGACGAGGGTTCACAGATGGGCCGCCTCGACGCCTTGGTCATGAAGCGTAGCTTCGTGTGTGGTGGCGCGAACGAAAGCGATCGCGATACCCCGCTGATCACTTTTGAGTCGCCGCTGGAGATGTACGCGGACATTGACCCGCGTACCCGCAGGGTACGGGCTGCTCTTCGTCGGACCGTTGATGTCGAGGCCGGTCTACTCGGGACGGCAACCGCGATCAACTCGGGCATGACGCTGGCCGGCTCTGGTGGCACCCAGTACGCGACGCTGTATCTGCCGAACAGCACACATTGGTACGAGGACGGTATAGAGCAGGACCGCGATGAGCACATGCTCGGTGAGGTTCCGGTGGCGCCGATCGTGAACCGCGCGAGGCTGACGGACTGGCTGGGCCGTAGTGAGCTGACGCCGGTCCTGCCCCTGGTTCACGCCGCCAACAAGATCGCCACGGACATGATGGTGGCCGCTGAGTTCGTGGCGTTGCCCCTCCGTGGCATCTTCGGGATAGGCCCCGGGACCCGGG